AAGCCATTCACTTACTTGCCCATCCTCATAAACATAAAGGATCATATCATCACTCAATTGTTTACTTATTTGACACATTAGTTCTTTAAATGCTATTTCACATTCTTCACTATTTTTGTAATATGGAATGATAATTCCTAACAATCTTTTACTCATATTTTATGCTTCTTTCTTTACTTGTTGATGTTCTATAATCATACTATCAACTATTTTTTCTATTAAATCAAATGTTATACCTGTTTTTATTAATTCATTAAATAAACTTTCATAATGATAATTTTTTAATTTCATATTTATTGTATTTTTAATACTCAATTTATCAGTTATTATACCTTCAATATGATAATTGTTATTACTACTTACTTGTTCTTTTAAATAATTGCACATTTTGTCATAGTTAAAACTTATGTTTTCTGCTTGTCGTTTATATTCCCTAATATCATTTAACATATCTATATAACTTTCTAAATCTAATACAACTTTATTTTCATTATTCATATTCTACTCCTAATTCTATAATTAAATCTTTAATTTTCTTAATTTGCTCTTTTGTTCCTGTTAAAGTAAATGTAACTTTTAGTATTTCACTATCCTCAATTACCTCTTTTGGAATAGTAATTTCATCTACTTTTTCAACAACCTTTTCTTCTTGTTTCTCTTGCTCTTGTTTAATTTCTTGTTGCTTTTGTATTTCTTCTAGTTGTTTATGCCTAGTAATTACATCTAATTTTGCTTTTGTAAAATCAAATGTCTTTTTATATTCTAATAATATTTCATCACTATATTCTTCAAGTTTAATTAGTTCAATATCATTAGCAATATCTTCAATAAATCTTTTTGTTCCTTCCTTAAGTGATTTCATACTAGCACTTAATGTAACATTAAGCCCAATATCTTCATATTTTATTATATCTTGTAGGCTATATGCTAAAATGTGTTGATTTGCAAATTCTCTTAATTCATTTTCTTTTTCAAGTTTTAATTGATTTTCAACACTATCTATTTTTTCTTTTAATGTAGAATCTGCACTTTTATAAAGATCACTAACTTCTGCTTTGTAAATTTCTTCAAATTCATCATATTTTGACATTATTGCTTGTTTTACTTTTTTTCTTTGAGATTCAAGTTCGTTAAATTCCTTGTTAAGATTTGCTCTAACTTCTTTAACTTCTTTAACTGTTTCTTCATTTACAACTAAATTAGTTGCATTATCAACTTTTGCTTTTATTTCTTTAGATATTTCTTTTAGTTTTGCCTTAATAACAGGCAATTGCTCAACAACAATTAATTCATTATTCATATTTTACTCCTTTATTAATCAAAATATAACCACCATTTATATACTTTTTCATTAATTTTTTGTTCATTTAATTGTAATATTTTTTTATTGTTTTCTTCATACAAATCAATTAATTCACCTATAAACTTATCACTTTTTAATTCTGGGTATAGGCTTACAAGTGTTATATAACTATCTTGTTTAAGGTCTGTAAAAGTGTTATGTTCAAACTCCATATATTTTTTTACAACTTCTTCAACTTTAACTTCAATTTCCTTGTTTTGTTTCTCATATAGTTCTATTTTTTCATTTACTACTTTTATTCCTATTAATTCCCCTAAAAGATAACATGCTATGCCTATTTTTATTATTAACCCAATTATAGGGTACAATGCAAGTTCCTCATCATCTTGCCATATATGGCAATATAAAATTAATAATATTGATATTAATATTAAAACTATCATCATAATTCAATTCACTTTCCTTTCTTTTTACTTAATGATGCTATTTCTTTCTTTAATGCTTTAATTTCATTATCTTGTTCTTTTAATTTGTTTTCTGCGTTTATTTTAATGTCAACATTTTTTGCTTTTAATAATTTTTCATTGTTAGTAAGTTCTTCTATTTTACTACGATAATTTTTTATTTCTTTATCTTGTTTTTCAATTCTTGCTTGTGTTCTCTCTTGAATAACTAATAAAGCATCATATTTTATTTCAACTTGTTTTAATTCATTTATTTGATTTTCATACTTTTTTATTAGTTCTTCTCGTTCTTCTGCTCTATCATATTCTTTTTGCAAATATCCTTTTACGTCTGTTATTTTTACACTTTTAGTTAATTCATATTTATCTTTTAATTCTTCTTTATTTTTTCGTTTTATTATATTAAACATAATCTATTTCCCTTTCTTTATTGGTTTTCTTACCAATGCTTTCTTATGTACTGCTCTAACTTCACTAAATATTAATGGCTTATGTCTTGTTGCTTCTAAACTATCGTATGGTGTATGTTTTAATGCCATCTTACCTATACTCTCTAATGGTTCATTTTCATACTTGATTATTCCATCTTTTGTAACGATCTTAATGTCATAATTCCATCTGTATTTTTCGTCCATTATTATTGTTTCCACCTCCACTATAATTTAATTATATACTATATATTATATATTGTCAACACACTTTTGTAATACCTTTAAGTTTGCTATATATTGTCGTAGTTGCTTGTTATATACTTTCTTTCTGCTGTTTATTTCATTTATACAATGCTTTAATGCGTCAATTTCTTCTAACATTTCTTCATTAGTCATATCATCACTAGATCTTGTTCTTCTATACCCTTTGCCTCTTGAAGAACTAATAATTGTATGTTCCTGCTTTATTTGACTTATAAAATCTCTAACTTGTCTATCACTTAAATTAGTTAATTCAACAAGTTCTGCCCTTGTTATAAATGTATCTTTTGGTATTAATTCATATATAAAATCTTTCACCTTTGTTTTTCTCCTTTCTTATTTACTATTTTTAACCCCATACACGCATTTTTTGTCTTTTTTGATAATTTATATTATTTTGCATTTAATATTCGTGTATGACACCTTAAAATTAGTTTAAATAGTGTTTATTTTGTTTTCTTTGACTTTTTGTATGATTTTATGTCTTGCTCTAATTCTTCAATTCTTTGTAAAGCAACATTTAATGAAGTTTCTAATTTTTTATTACCAAACTTTAAATTATGTATTTCATCTTGCTTTATTGAATTTTCTTTTATTTGACATTCATAATCTTTCTTTAACATATCCCAATATTTTATTTTTTCTATAATATTGTTTTGTTTTTTGTCTAATGCTTTTTTATAAGAATTATATCCTTTCATTTTTTTACCTCCTACTCTACTTGATCCTTAACTGGAATCGGTCTATAATTATCATCTCTATCTTGTTCTATGTCTTTAATTTCTTCTTGTAAATGTTCAATAGTTCCTGTTAGTTCATCAATTATACATGCCATATCTTCACAACTTATATATCCATTCATATCTATTTTATAATCAGTTCTAGTTATTTCTCTAACTTTCTTTAAATTTTCTAAATCTTTTTTGTCTAGCTTATACTTTTTTCTTTTTTGTTTTAGATATATGTTTTCTTGAAGAAGTTTTAGTGTTGTTTCTTGATTCTCCCAAACTTGTTTTTCAAATTGACAGCCCATTAATTTCACCCTCTTTTCTTAAAAAGTAATTTAACTTATCTTTAAATTCTTCTTTTTTATCTTTATAAACATTGTTGTTGCACCAATTGCATAGTTTATATTTCTCGTTTGGAAATATTATTACACTATGACCGCATTTACATTTATAAGTGTTTTCTTGAAGAAACTCTATGTAATTTCTATTAGTGTTTTTCCATTTTGACATTCTATCTTCTAAATATTCAATTTTTATCTTCATAACTTTATCACCTCTTTTCTAATCATCATTTGGCATTTCTTTAAGAACTTTATTATCTTTATTTCTTTTTTCTAAATAAAAGTTTAATATTTTATGGTATGCAATGTCTAAATCAATATCACTCATTTCATAATATTTAGTCATTGTTATTCCTTCACCTTTATATTTTTTTCTCATTCTATCTATAAAATCAATTTTAGAGCATTTTCTTCTATGCTTTTCATATTCTTCCATATCATTACCATAAATCTTTATTTTTTCTTTGCAAATATCACAGCAAGTTATCCAAGAACTATTAGAATTTTCATTATCTATTTTATCTACTCCTTTTATTAAAGACATACAAAGTGGTGGGTTGTCATATTCATAGGTTAAATATTCATCTAGTCTTTTGTTTATATCATCACTAGAATAATCTTTTAAAAATCTAAACCACTCATCTATCTTTTCATCTCCTGTTGTAAAAGTAATATAATGATTTTTTATTCTATTAAATAATTTAGCTATTTCTACCTTTTGCATTTTCTTCGTCCCACTTTCTCATTCGTTCAAGTTGTTCTTGATACTCTTGGTCTTTTGTTTTCTTTATTTCAACTTTTCTTTCATCATTCCAACATTCTTGATTAAACCATGTAGATCCATCTTTTACATATTGTAAAGAAGTTTTTGATTTCTGTATAAAATCTACATACTTTTCAATTCCTAATTTAATAGTTTCAAAATCTATTCCTTTTTTTCTTGCTCTTACATAATAGTCAAAAGATTTCTTCTTGCCAACTTTTTTAGGATATATCTTCCATAATTTTTCAAACTCTTCTTCAAAGTTATTTTTATTTTCCACGATTCGTGTACGATACGTTGACGTATCTTCATTGTCATTATTATTATTATTTAATATATTATTATATTTATTTATTATATTATTTACTGTAATATTTATATTACTAAAATTAATTATATTATTAAATATATATATTAATAATGATCTATCTTTTACTTGCTTTATTTCTTTTTCTAAACAATCTTCAACAGGTTTGCCACCTTTTACAATGCTATATTTAAGATAATTTTTTATCGCTATTTCTCTTGTTTCATTAGAATACTTTATCATTTGATATTTGTTTTCAAATCTATCTATTAATACATTAATTGTATCAGGTGAAAATCCTAATTCAAAAGCCATAATTTTTTTATTTATTGCATAGATTCCTAATTGTGTAGTATGCGGATTAGTTAATAAATAAAGCATAAATAACTTATCTTCTGGTGTAAATTGTTCCATCACTTTTTCATCGTTCCAAAAGTTAATATCTACTACTCTTTTTACAGCCATGTTATTCTCCTTTCTTAACTGGTATTAAAACTATTTTGTCTTCATAGATTTCCATATAGAAACTTCTACCATACTTCTCTACAAAGAATTTAGGTATTACCATTTTATTTAATGTCTTATCAACATTCTTTTGGTAAATAAGTTTTGGTTTGTCGTCCATTTTGTCGTTCATCTTATCCCTCCTAACTTAATACCATTGTAATACCAATTTTATAACAAGTCAATACCTAAAATAACTTTTTTTAAAAAAATAAAAAAGTAGGCAATGCCTACTCTTTAAATCCTTGTTCAATCATCTTGGCTAGTGTTTTAGGTCCAATGTTTCCATCGGAAGTAAGATTATTTTGTCGTTGAAATTCTTTTACAATAGCAACAGTGTAATCACCAAAATAGTCGCCCTTTACCTTATTCATAAAGAACTCATCTATTTTGCTTACTTTTTCACCACTATCGCCTTTTTTAAAATATCCTCTACTAGGTAAAAAATCTTCACAAGTATCTTTATCTGTTGATTTCCAAGATAATCCACCATTATCCATTACAGTTTTAGTAAATTTAGTATATCTATACATTACTTGCTCTGGTGGTTTATTGTCGCCTTTCATAACATATTTGTTCATACTGTTTTTAACCCAATCATTAGAAGTACCTCGTCCACAGCAAATATGTAAATGATTTCCAGTAGCACCATCAGTACCCTCTAAACAAATGATTTCCCCTTTTTTATATATAGAACCTATCTTGTTGTGTTTTTTTACATAAGGATCATCATCGTTCCAGTGTGTACAAGTCATAAACACATAATCATTAAATGTTGGTGTATTTACTTTTTTAGTAGATACTAGCCATATTGTGTTAGTAGAACAATATTTTACTTGTGTTACTTTCATTTCTGTTGGTGCAAAGCAAGCACTTCTTCCACCATCTACACCAGCACAATCTATTGGATAATCTTTTGGTGTTCCTGTATTATGTGGGTGATGAGATTTGCTACCATAAGGATTCTGTGTTATTCTCATTGTTTCCATTGGGAAATAAAATTTATCCATACTATTCTTCCTTCTTCTCAATTGCTTTTTGACCTAGTAAGTAAATTGATATTGCACCAGCAGTTACTATTAGAGTTTTACTTATTTCATCTCCATATGGTATATTCCATATTGGAGTTATACCAATCAATACTGCATTGACAAAATTCATTCCATTGACAACATATTTCATTATTTTTTTGAACTTTTTCATCTTATTTTCCTCCTTATAGACATTATACCTTATTCTTTATTTTTTGTAAAATTCTTCTTTGTCTAATCTTTTTTGCCATCTTTTTAACTTCCATTTATACCATAAATATTTTATTCTTTTATGACTATATAAAGCCATTACCATTCTTCTATGTAAATATATTTCTTTTTCCATATTAAGTTGTCTTTGTGTATTCAATTATTGCTATTGCTTCGGCACCCGTTCCTAATGAACTATCACCAATTCTTAAACGTATTCCTTCGGTTGCGTGATAAAAAATTCCTAGCCCATTAACAAGTGTTCCGTTTGGACTTACATTAGGAAGTGGGAATACATTTCCAAAAGCATTTTTAAGAATTCCATTTACATTTATAACAGTATCAATATTAGAAATAAAACTATTTGGAATTGTTGTATCTGCTAAATTTTGTGTAACAGTTACTTGGAAAACTTTTCTATAAATTGGTTTATTGTCAATCCATACTTTGTTTGTTTTTGTTTCACTTGTTGAATAAGTATCTTTAACCGCATTATTTACATAATTTGCACTATATGGGTCATCTTCACTTTCACTATAAGAATTTTTTACAGGTGTTTTTAATTCTACTAAAGTTGTACCATTGTATGTATATGTTTTTTTATCTTCTAGTATAACATATAATATATCACTTATAGGTGTTGTTCCTACTTCTCCCCAAGTATCAGTTGCAGTTGCGGTATATATCTTGTTATCAGTAGTATTATAGTACATATCTCCTGTACTACATTCACTTGGTGCAGTATTGCTTATTGCTATTAAAGATACATTATAAGCATTTTTTATTCCATTTTGTAAATAATTTAGAGTATCTTCATCTAATTCAGTTACTTCATTTTGAATTAATATTGGATTGTATGCCATTATCTATCACTCTCCTCTTCTTCATTTGGTTGCCCAATATTTAATGGTTCATTTTCACTCTCTTGTAAGACTCTTTGTGGCTCTTCTTGTTCTCCTATTTGTATTGTTCTTTGCTGGTTTGGATTATATTTCATATATCCAGTTATTTCTGTGATTCCACTCATTACACCTGTATAAGGTCCTAAAGCTGAATATAAATTATCTACACCCGGCCAAGATGGTGTTGCTACACTTGTTATTATTGCAATTTTAAGGTTTTGATTGTTTTCAAAAATTGACAATGGAATTTCTATGCTTTTTTCTTGATAGATAGAATCACTAAAACTAAATTGTGGTATTCCACTTATTTGTGTAAATGTATAACTACCTAAATCAAGCCCATAGTCACTTAAGTATTGTGCATTTATTACAGAATTTTCTACTTGCATAATACAAGGTTGCATATTTTGACAAGAACCATTACGACTAGCAGTTTGGTTTGAGTTCCACCATTTTGTCGGCCAATGTTTTAAATGTATTTTTGCACTTGAAACAGCAAAGTCATTAGGCAATTTTATATCAAATACCATAAACGACTTAACTACATTTTGCATATAAGCATCGCTATTAAAACCTACATATCCAATACCTGTATTGTCATATCCATTTTCATTATACCAACTCCAAATTTCATCTACAAATGTTAAATTAGTTAAAACACCATTTGCAGTAACTAAATTACCATTAATTTTTGCATTATTACATTCCATATTTCCCTCTGGGCTTACTTTAAAATTGTCACTATCAACTTCAAAAACATTTCCTATTGCTCTAATTATTCCTTGATGATTTTCAATTGCTACATTAAGGTCTGCAATAACTTCGCTTTTATCGACTTTTTCGCGTACTATTACATTAAATCTATTTTCAGTTTGCTCTACTTTAGTTTCTAATTCATAACTTGTTGCATAAGAAGTCGTATATGGGTTTTTAACTATCCCTTTTGCATAAATATAAGCAGTTGGATAACCTGGCACATATATATTATAATTTCCTTCTTCAAGTTGTATATCTCTGTACTCGTATTGTTCTTCATAAGGTTCTTGTAATATTGATTTATTACCTAGATTATCTATTGCTACTCTACGAATAACGTATGCTAATTCATCAGTTGCATTATATATAAATTCGTCATATACACTATTATAACAATATAGTTTAGGAATTTTAAAATGTGCTTTAACAGGTCCATCAAATGTAATTCCTCTTGACCTTACTTTTAATGTTGAACTTACTATTGTATTTGGTGATACAAGTAAGCCTAATATATCTTGATTTGTTGGGTGTACTTTAAACTCTGATAGTTTAACACTTGATAAATTATTTAATGTTACTTGACCAATACCTTGTGTGTCGGTTGTCATTGGCGGGATATTTTGAACTGTGCTATTTAGCCCATCAACGTCTTGTGTTAAAGAAGTCTGTTTATTTGTTCTATCTCCAATTTCTCCCGCTTGTATCAATATTTTTGCATTTGCTGAATCAATTTCCGTTTTAGCCCATTTTCTAAATGTTTCAGAACTATTTTTTGTTACGTTTTCTTTTTTTCTTTCAAAACTTATTTCACTATCAAATGTATTTAATAGTTTTCCAGTATATCTTAATATATTATTTGCAAAACATTTATAAACAGTTTCATCATAATCTGTTATTTGAATTAAATCATAAGCATCAATAGATGGATTTCCAAGTATTCTTTGAGTAGTAAATGAATTTATTTCAAAACCATTTACTATATCATAAATATCTTCTACTTGTTCTTGCGATAAAACATAAGGATTAGCACTATCTAAAAACAATGTGTCATTTGTTTCATTCCCTTGTTCATATTTAATTATTCCACTTTCATAAATAACTTTTGATATTTTGAAATTTTCTGCATTTGTAAAGCCTTCCACTTTTTCTATTGGTATTTCTATTGTTGATAAATTATTAATGTATTTAAAATCTAATGCACCATTTCTTGTTATTATTGGAATTGCTCCAGCACTACCTGCTAACCATGAAACATATTGTCTTCCTTTGATAGTGTTGTCATATACTCCTATTTCATCACTATCTCCGAGAAAAGAAAGAACATTGCAAGTGATTCCTGCTTGATAACATATATCTTGTAATATTTGCAATTTTGTTGCATTTCCACCATTTAATTCTATTAATGGTTGTGCATTATAATAAAAATCAAGTTTAACACTATTATCTCTTAATAATATTGTTGTTTTACCTTTATCTGTTGTAGGTATTTCTTGTAAATTGTATATTCCAATAGGAACATACTCATAAATGTCATTTTGACTATCAACGAGTGTTCCTATTGAAATTGATACTTGATCTTGAATTATGCTAGTATCTATATTATGTAATATTAATGTTGCTTCTTGAGATACTAGATTTTCTAACATAAATACTTTACTTCCATAAGGTATTACTCTACTTTGTACTTCAAACAATTCACAATATTCATCAGCATCTTCAAGTTCTACATTGTTAAATAATATTCTTATTTTGTTTTTTGTTTCTTGATTATATATTATGTTTTTATATTCGTTAGCAGTACAATTTGTAAAATTTGTATATGCCATTATAATACCTCCTATAATTCTATTAAGCTAAACTGTACATTCGTGTATTGATTTTTAAGTGGATCACTAGGATCAATATAATACCTATGATATTTTATTGTTCCACTTCTATATACTCTTTTAGTTACAAAATTCCAAGCATCTTCATCAAAATAATATGCCTCAAATGATTCATTTTTAGTATATTCAAACAAGTTATGCAATTCAGCACCGCTCATTGAAGGAACATTAAAATCTAGGCTTGGAACGTCATGCCTTACTCTATTTCTTATTGTTACTCCTTTTGTATTAGTATATGATTCAAAATCAACGTCATTTTGTGACATATCATGTTCTGGGAGATTATTGTTGCCATCTATTTCATAAGGAAATTCAGTGTATGCAGAAGCACTACCCCAAGAACGCATATATAATTTGTTATATTCTACTGCTTGATATTTTGTTCCTGTAATAGTATCTCCTACATTGTAATCTGTACCAACTATTAACAATGTATAAGTATCACCACTTTTGGTATAATACTTTACATTATTTTGGTATTTACTTGTAGTTGCTAATATATACATATTCTAACCTCCTATTTCTATTGCCTTACCATTTGATTTTGCCATATTGTCTAACTTATCTAGCATATAAGTTGCTAATTTTGTGTTTTTATCTAAATATATATTTATAATTTCAGGTTTGTTTGTTGAAGAAGTTGCACTTTTAACAGCTTGATATACTCCACTTGCAACACTACTTACTATCTGATCATTATTCATTACGGCTGTATGCCCACCAAGTTGTCCTACCATTTCAGGTAATCCGTTCTCTCTTGCCCAGAATAATTGACCTGTTTGTGGTGTACCACCACCATCATATCTTTGTATTGGTTGCCATTCTCCACTTGTAAATACTCCACCATCTTCTTTTTTTCCATAATTTGATAAAATATTTTTTATGTCAATGCTACCAAGTATTGATTTGCCTGTAATGGTTGCTGTAATATTGTCACTTAATGTTTTACCATAATTATATAAGTCAGTAGAACTTGGTTGTTGTAATTTAGGATTTATTTTTATTTCTGGGAATTTTTCATTAATACCTTTTTGAAGTTCTTCACTCATTCCTATACCTTCTGGATATATTTCATTTATAGCCATTTGTCTTAAATTTGCTGGAATTTTTTCAAATGCTACTAAAAATGCCTCTGTACTCGTTTCTCCTATTGCCTGCCATTGTATTCCCATTCCAAGACCAAGAGTTCCAACTTCATCTAAATATTTTGAAGTGTTTTCAACAAAATCATTAAGCATTGCACTTGTTGCGTCCTTTTCTGCCTTTGTCATTTCATCATAACTTTTACCACTAGCTTCAACAATTGACTTGAAGTTATAACCTATGTCTAATCCTATTTCTCTCCAAGTGTTATATGAGGTTTTATACATATCATAATTACTTTCTGTTGTTGCTTTATCTAAATCTTTGAAGTATTGATCTATTGCATCAGTATTTTCTTTTATTTGTTGAGTATTACCATTTAATATTGCAGTAGATAAATTTGAATAATTTGTTTTTGCTTTTTGAATTAATAACAAATTGTTATATGCCTTTTTTTCTTGTTTGTCTATTTCCTGTAAGGCTTTCTTTTTTTCTTTTTCACTTTTAGTTGAATCTTGTAAAATAAGTTGTCTTTCTAAATCTATTTGTTTTAATTCTTGCTCTGCTTTTGCTTGATTTTTTATTGCTGTTGTATATTGTTCTTCTGCAAGGTTTAAATATATTTGACCTTTTCTTTGCTCTATTATATCTTTAATTGATTTAATTTGCTCATCATATTTTTGAATTACTCCATCAACCATTTGAATTTCTGTTCCATACGCTTTGTTTAAATCATTTATTATAAATTTTGCTCTATCTTCATACCCTTGTTTTACCTTGCCATTTGCTTCTGTAATTCTCTCAAGCTCATCTATCAATTTTTCTGTTATAGTTATTTTTGTTAAATCTTGTGAAGCAGTTTCTTGTATTGACTTAAACTGACTATTTAATTCATTTGTAAAATCATCTAATTCCTTTGTAGTGTCTTCTATAAAAAAATCAACGTAATTTTTTGATTCTGTCATCATTCCAGTAATTAAAGAAAATACGGAACCAGCAGCAGCACCAATTACTGAACCTAATGGGCCAGCAACGGAACCAATCATAGCACCACCTGCTACATTAGATAAATAACCACCCATTGCTTTTAAAGTGTTTGTAAATTCTTCTCCTTCTTTGTTTGCATTTGAAAAAGCATCAGTTATTAAATTAAAGCCAACAATTAGCCCACCAGCACCTAATAAAACTGTTTTAACTTTACCAAACACTTCATTAACTTTACTAAAATCTTTTACTAAACCTTTCTCTCCAATTATTCCAGTTAATTTCCCACCAAACTCTACTAAATTTTTAAATATTTTTGCTATACCATAACCAACAAATACTTTTACTAATGGGTTTAATTTGGTAAAACTATTCCACATATTAGATAATGTTTTTTCTATTCCTTCATATTCCCAACTAATATCTCCAGTTAAAGGGTTTATTTTTTTTGTAAAACCTAGCCATTCCATTATACTATCTCTTATGTCTTTGGCTTTCATTTTTACACTATCCATTAAATCATTATATTCTTCAAATGCTTTGTTAAATGCACCCATTATTTTTGGATCAACAAAAGTGCCACCAGCACCAGTTTCTCCTTTTTTTTGCGAACTTATTACATTTAATTTATCAAATGTTCTTAACCCTTTTAATTTTGAATCTAATTTATCTACACTATCACTAGCACCATCTAATTCTTCCATTAAATCTAATGCAGCATCACTTGTTGTTGATAAACTAGAATAATCAAATTCAGGCATTTCAAAGCCTAACATAGTAGCTATTAAATCAAATATTTCTGTTAAAGCCATTAAAACACCATTTATATAAGGCAAAATGCCTTGTAATAGTGGATAAAAAACATTTCCAACAGTTCTTGTTAGTCTAGACCATTGTTCATCTAAAATCTTCATTTGGTTGGCAGCACTTTCAATTGTTCTAGCATAGTCGCCTTGTGATACTTTTAATTGATTTGTTAATGATATTACCATTACAAGTCTTTTTTCAACAAATGATAATTCACTTATTTGCCTATCTAACCCTAAAGCATCAGCAGTTGTCTGTAATGTCTTTTCAGTTATATCTGCACCTGTTGCACCACGAATAGGTCTTGTTTGCCCTACTAAAGCACTTTGTAATGCGTTACTAGCTCTTGCCAAATCTAGGTTATAAAGTGAAGCAACGTCATTTGTCATTTTAACCATTATTTCACTTAATCTTTCACCTTGTTCTGCTGGTAGTTGCATAGCATTTGCCAATTGTTTAAAAATACCAAATTGCCTAGTTAATCTACTTTCATCAAGCCCATAAACGTCAGACATTTTATCTATAAAGTCTTCTATTCTTCTTGATGAATCTTCTATTGATTCATTTGCATTTTTGTAAGCAACTTCTAACAAGTTTACATTTTCAATGTACTCACTACTCTTTTTTGATGCAGAAGATAATTTTGCAAACAAATTTTGAAATGCTTTAGTAAATGCTGTTATTTTTGCAATATTAAATATATTTGAAAATGTTGTTCCAAGTTTCTTCGAATTTTCACTTGTTTGCTTAACATTTATATTTATATTTTTAACATTAGTATCTATCTTTTTTAAGCCTTGACCTTTATCTAAAGCTGAAACTAACCCATATATTCTTTCAAGTTGTTTCGCATAATTTTCTAATTTTTTATCTCCACTTACATTATTTTGAAACTGTAATTTTATTTTAGTTTCATCATTCATTTATTATTCACTCTCCTTTCTTTCTTATCTTTTCTATATATTGTTTCTTTAAAGTACCAAAATAAACTAAAGATTTTTCAAAATCTTTGTATTTTTGCTTACTTTGTTGTAATTTCTTTTCTTCTTCCTTTTCTTTTTGTAATTCTCCATAAGGTTTAATTGGATATGTATCTATTTTTGTGTTATCTTTTTTACCTTTAAACATTCCTGCTAATATATTACTTATGAATTGTTTTAAAGAAGTGAATAATTTTGCATTTCCATCATGATTGTATAGCCCTTGTAACCAACATTCGTAATCAAGTTCTTCCATTTCTCTATTTTTCTTATTAAGAAAAAAAGTACGATAAGAAACGAATAATTGTGGATCATCTTTCCAAAATTCTTCTGCACTCATACCGTACTCTATTGCTTGTGGAAAAAGATAATTACAAAAGTATTCATAATAAGAATAATTATATTTCTTTAATATATCTTCTTCTTGTTCTACTACTTCTTGTTGATTTGGGCTTTCAAGTTTTTTCTTTCATCTGTATATGCTTGTCTTATTTCGACACTTTCTTGTAAATACTTACCCGTTTCAGTCATTAACCATTTAGATTTTTCTTCATCTTCTAAATATGGTTTTAGTATTTCTCTAATTTGACTTATATTAAGTTTATGATTTGGATATAACCATATAAAAAATGCTCTTTCTACTAATTTTTTTAGTGTTTCATTTCTTAACTCTATATCTTTTTCAATTTCTTCATCACTTATTTTAAGTAATTCAGGATTAAAACTATCATCAAACTCTGCATTGTCGTAATAATCATACATATCCCTATATATTATTTGCATTGACTTGCGATAATTACAAGCCCTATCTATTTGTACAAAACTATCTCTATTTAGTTCAAGAGTATATTCTGTACCATTTAATTCTATTATTTCATTCCTTTTCATTATAATTATCTCCTATTTTCCTTTTATTTGTTGTTTTTAGCCTAATATAAGAAGATTTACACCAATTTAATATAAATATACTATTTTGGTGTAATCTTCGTATTTTGGCTTATTTTGTGCGTTTAATCTAGTTGAATTATTTTACTATAACAAGTATAGTTCTCTTAAATGAGTTGTAACCAGATTTTGCAGCAGTTAATGTCACTATTGCACTACCAACAGCAACAGCAGTAATTGTGCATTTATTTGCATCTGCACTTGTTCCCATTGTAGCAGTAGCTACACCTGTTGCTGCACTTGAAGAAGTAATTGTGGCATCTGCTGGATCTGTTGTTAATGTATATACTTTTGTATGATTATCTCCTGATGCAGCAGTTAATTCAATAACTTCATCAATTGCACTTGTAAATACTGCTGTATCTTCTACTAAATCATAGCAATCTTCAACATATTCATCACTTGTTTCAGGTGTAATTGTTAATTGTCCTTGCTCTAATGATCCAACGTCTGTGTTGTTAATCATATAACTAACTTTTCCACTATATTTGAATCCTGTAAAGTCTGGAAGTAATCTTAAAAATTCAACAACCTTACCTTCAACACCTTCAAGAATATTAAGATTATCTCTATGCACAAAGAATGGTAAGTTCTTTTGAGGGTTTTCTTTTCTTCCTTCAACACTTGTTGCTTGTTTATTTCCTATTGCTGTTTTATCAAGTTGTGCTGGTGAACTTCCATTTTCACCTGTTCCCTCTACTGGTAAAAATAATGAATATTTACCATTTGCTTTTTTTGATAATAGAGCAGATCCTCTGTGTTCTGATAATGCTCTATCTTCAACAGTATTGTAAGCAAACATTTGAATATTTAACTTTAATTTTTCCATTTCTTTCATCTCCTTATAATATTATTTCGAGTTAGACTTGCTAAACCTTGATGGTGTATTGTTCTTCTTAAAATACTTTTGTCAAGATTTGGTGTAATGCTACACATAGTCATTCTCATATTTATCTTTTCAAAATACTGTATTATTAATTTTGTTATTTCATCATTTATTAATTGTGAAGCAACTTTTGTATTCCCAACTGTTTTATCCTGTGTATAAATGTCGTTTGTTAAATACATTTCTCTATGATTTTCTATCTTATCTATTGTACAAAAATCTGTATCTGTTATATTACTTAATTGGCAAACTACAATAGGAAAATAGGAAGAGGTGTTTGTGTTGTTTTTGACAACTCTAACATTGTATTGTGAATTGCTTTCAACAAATTCTTTTAATCCTTTAAAAATCAATTCATATTTTTCAATCATATTTTACACCTCTTTCTTTTTCATGTATTCTTTAACCCATAAAGGTAATTGCTTTCTAATTTCTTCTGCACTATAACGATATATTTCCATTCCCTCATAACCTTGTGTGACAACTGCATTCCCGTTTTTGCTTTCTTTAACATAAGGGTTGTTCCCATTTTTTTCTTTTGGAATCCACCAACCTCTAATATGCTCTCCAGTTTGTTCATCAAAAACTAAATTGCCATTTACGTCATAAGACCAAGCCCCAAGTTTGGGGTTTTGCTCTCCAATTATACCTACACCATATTCAAAAGCAAGGGCAATACTAAATTTGCCATCTGCATAACTAGGATTATCTGTTGTAACATAACTATCATTATATATAATAAAGCCATTATCAACATTTCTTATTTTATTGTTAGCAAGATATTGCTCTCTCATATCTTCGTTTGTAGTTGTAAATGTATAAAGTCTTTCTTGGCTTACTTTATTTACAGTTTCCAAACATTTCTTTTGTATGTATAATTGGAATTTACTATCATTTTGCATTTTAGATAAGTTTTTTACATAGTCAACATATTTTTCCAAATCACTTAATTTTGTTACACTTTGTTTAAAACTTAAAGACATATTTATTTTTCATCAGTTTTTGATACAAAACTTTTGCTTTCTTTTTTATCTTCTTCATTTATAAGAACAAATTTACCTGTTCCTATATAATCACCTGCTAAAGATTTTTTAACTTCTTTAATAGCACCAGTTTTAATGTCTTTTATTTTAACTTTTTCCATGCTGTTATTCCTCCTTTATAATTTCTTCTAAAATTACCATTATTCTAGTATTTTGTGGTTTAAATGCTCTTACAATGTAATTTGCATTATCACCATAATTGCTTTCATTCTCTGGTTTAGCATCATATAAGTATGCAAGATCAAATTGTCTAAAACTGTCTTTGTCTTTATAATCTATTAAACAACTAACAATATTATTATTTGTTTCTCCATATTGTCTTATGTATGCTTCAAGTTGTTTTGTTGTTAATGGTTGATAATTAACTTTGCCGAAGTAAAATGGTTCATCATACTTAACTATTTCGTTTCCATAATCATCAACATTTACTTCTGCCTTTTTTTTAGCAATATATAAATCTTTATTCCAATTTTTAAATATATTGTTTTTAAAGTTAAAATTACTCATCATCATCAACTACTTCAATATATCCTACCATTGGTTCTATTTCACCACGTAATTCATAAGATATATACCCACTATCTCTAGTCCAACTTAAACCATTTTCAGCATAAGACTTTATACCTACATTACCTATACCATTATATATTTCTTCACAGCATCTTAACTGCCAATTGTAATACTTACTAGGCAATTCTAGATTTGAATAATCTTTATAAGGAAATCTTAAAGAAAGTGCTATATATTTACTATCTTCTAAAAGTCTTTTAAGAACTTTTATGTATGTTTCATAAACATTTATTATATTTTCAGTAGGATTAAATGTAGTTCCATCAACTACAATGGAATCCAACACAATAGTTGTTATTTGATTTTCTATAATTTCATGAGTGTTTACACTATCAATTTTTTTATATTCAATCATTTCGTTGTTGATATATTCATAAGTCATATCATTTATTTCAGGAATACTTTTTAAAGTGTATATAGTCTTTTCATTGTTTGAAAACTCATAATATTTTATTGGTTCACCAAAAATATTATTGTCACATTCAATTCTTTCCTTTAATAGATCTAATTGTGTCGCACTTTCCATATTATCTCTCCTTTTTTTGTTATTCTAATTATCCTCTTGAAATAATTCTTACAATAGGAATAAGTTTTGAATCTACATAAGTCTTTGAAACACCATCTTGGTCATTTACTAATTCCCAGTTAGAACCTGTTGCAAAGTTTGCGTTTGTTGGTGATACTGCACCTGTTCCTTTATAAGAAATTAAGTATGGAACAATTATCTCTCTTACACGAGTTACTAAATCAGTAAATCCACCTTTTGTATAAGCATCACGAGCTAATTCATTAGGTTTTTCAACACCTAAATCTTCATATTCAAAGAATCCTTTTTTGAATGCGTAAGAAACATATTTTTTAGCAGGAACTACATAATCGTTTGCTGCAACGTCTGCTGGATAGAAGTCACTACCTTGAACTGTAGTTAATAAGATTTGTCCTGCACTTGGTGAACTTGAAACAACTTTTAATGCTCCTGTTGTTGCAGAAGTTGCTTCATCATATCCATTTAATTCTTGAACTTCATCATCAACAATTGCTAATCTTCCATTGAATGTTCCAAGAGTTAAATCTCTTTCAATACCTTCTGCATCAGTGTATTTTAAGAAACTAATAAGGTTTAATCCTTCTAGGTTAGTTGATACAACACTGTGCATAAATATAATATCAAGAGCAGCTTTTTTATCTCCTAATGCTTTTTGAGCAGCTCTATTCATAGCATCTGCACCTAAATAAGAAGCAGTTCCATCTTCTTCACTTATATCGTAAGTATGTTTAGATACAAAATTTGCATTTGCATTTCCATCTCCACCTGTCATTGAGAAGATTCCCTTTAACATAGAAAGAACAGTTGCTTGTCTTTGTTCGTCCCAGTAATCTTTTACTTCTTGAGCTTCAGCCTTGAAGTTAGTTCCTGTTACTTCTGTTGCAAAGTCATATTCTCCCCAAGCCTTTGCTCTACCATAAGCTATTTTTCTTTGAATAAAAGTTTTTCTTTCAGTTCCTTTTTCAATGTTTGTACTTCCATCATAGTTAGATGGATCTCCACCTAATCTTCCTTTAATTGGTTCTTCAACTGCATAACCACCTGTTTGCTCTACTAATTTTGATTTGTATTTATTTACATTTGTAAATAAACCATTTTTGATTAATGAATTTTCTTTTGTACTTGGTAAAGTTTTTGTGTACTTTTCAAATACTTCTTCATTAAATATTTTTCCTCTGTAAATTTCCATTTTTTATCTCTCCTTTTCAATATTAACTTAAATTATTTAATCCATTAGGATTTTGTTCTAACCACTTATTTTGTTCTTCAGCACTCATGTCTTCAAACTTTTTAAGTGTCATAACATTTTCATTTTGATTAACATTTGAAATAGTAGGTTTTAGATTCAAGTTTGTCAAACTCTCTTTAGTTTGCTTTGCAACAACTTCTTTTTGAACTTCAAACTTTGATTTTAGCTTATTAGCACTATCAATAGTTTTTGATTCATCATCACTTACTACTAAAGAAATAATGTCATCATCTAAATCAAGACCAGCCAAAATTTCTTTTGCTTTAGCAGTATTAACAATTATTCTTGAATTTTTTAGATTAGTTTCTATTTCTTGTTTTTGAGCATCAAGTTTTTGTTGCTCTGTCATACTAGCTTTGTTGATTTCATCAAGTTGTTTCTTAATACTATCATAATCACTATATTTACTATTTTCTTGTGTTAAGTTATTTACTTTTGATTCAAGTTCTTTAACTTTAGCACTTTCTTCAATATGGTAATTATCTAGAAAGTTTGTAATTACTTCTTCTGTTGCTCCTTCTCCTAATATTTTTTTTGCTTCATCTCTTGTCATTTTCCTATTCCTCCTTACAGTAGTTATTAATACAGGCACTACCAACCCAAGAGAATATATCTAACATTTGTGAAGTTCAAATGTTAAAACTTAATGGTGGCGGTTGTGGGAATTGCACCCCTCCGTTAGGTTATGAGCCTAATATGCTTCTATTACACTTCAACCGCTATGTAAAGGGCTTATTGCCCTTGTTCTTGTATATTTTGTGTATCTTGTATTTTATTGTTTTGCTCATTTATTTTATTAGTGTTATTATTATTTTTCATTTTATTTAAAGCATCTTGTAATTGTTCTTTTTCTTTAATGTATTTTTCTTGGAGTTTTGTTACTGCAACCGGATCACTAAATAATCCAATTACTGCGTTTGCAATTTCAGGTGGGATATTAGAAGTATATAAATTATTTAATGCTTGTGTTTTAACAAGTAAGTTATCACTTAAATCTCTACTAAATTTAATATCTATATTACTTACTTTAAGATTTTTTATTCCACCATCATTTACTGTTCTACAAATCTTTAAAATAACTTTTAAAGCATTTCTATCACATTTTTTAAATGCTTTCTCTTCATTTTCAACTCTAACACTTGCACTTGTAAAGCCTTGCCCTGTTAAAACTGCTTTACCAGTTTCGGCATCACTTATTGTGCCATTTTGAGTTGCTTCAGGAACACTTAATATGCTATGTAATGCACTTAACTTTCTTAAATAGTATATTTGAGTATCTAATGCTTTTAATCTGCTTTGTAATAACTCAACACTTGCTTTTTTCTGATCTGTTGATTTAATAGAAACAGCACCAAATTCTTTTATTTGATCCATTCCTTTTTTATCAACTTCTGCATTTGTAAATACCATAATACTATTTACAAATCCCTCTATGTCATCTAAATCAAGATTTTCTACATAGTTTATATCATCAAAAATATCTTTACATATTTCAAGAAAACTCATTCTTCTTCTATTAAAATAATATTCTGTTATTAAATGTATATTGTAAACTATTGGTATAGATCTTACTTTTTTGTTATCTACAACTTGTTCAACAACTTGTAAAGTTCCATTTTTGTCATCTATTACATACATACTATTTCTTGTATAAACTGTATATTCATTATAATATCTTGCTTGTTCTTCTTCTTTGCCAGTATCAGGATTAACTTCTTGAATTATATATTTTTTTGAAGTCGCAACATAGGATAATAATTGTTCATGTCCTATTGAGCTAGAATAAACAACTTCTGTATTAAGAAAATCAAGATTAACTAATTCAAATGGTGCCTCATCATCTTCACTAGTTTTTGTATAGTTGACATATCTAAAACCTCTACCAACTGTAAATATGTCTTCATAAATATCTTGGTCTTTTTGATCTTTATCTTCATATACTATGTAACTATTTAATTTTGTTATTTCTTCATTTGCTTTATCATCAAGAGGTGCATATTGAATTGGTTTACCTAATAAAAATGCTTTTTTCCATTCTTCAAAAGCCCAAGCCCAGTTTTCAACATTTTTATTATTTATTTCGGTTCTTGTATGTTTCTTCTTGTCTTTAATGTCTTGGTTACCATACAAGTAATTATGTAAATATAAACTTTCTCCCTTGTTTTTTTCATGTAAAGGTATGCTATTAGTTAAAATATCTAATACTTTTTTCTCTTTATCTTCTGGTGTTCCGGAAAGAAGTTGTTCTTCAGTATAATTAGCATATATTGTTTCACGCCCATAAGTACGCATTTAATCAACTCCTTGTTTCAATTTTTTCGACACAAACTATACATAACTTTTATTAATTTGTCAACTTTTACATAAAAAAAGACAATTTTACATAAATTGTCTTACATAATCCAAAGGAACAGCCACCTGTGGTTGACTATTTTCTTCAATAATTTCACTACCAAATAAAGCACAACTATCTGGTGCATCATCATTGGCATTGTTTCCTGTTGAGTTATATGTTGTTAAATTATCCATAAATCTTCCCATATCTGTATTTATACCATACATTTCTCTTTTAGGAAATACCAACTGCCTTTTAATTACACCTTGTTCAGTTACAATTCTTATTGATTTTTTTTCTTCATTCCATTTTTCTATAATTTCACAAAAGTTATAACCTCTTGCTTTCATTTTTAACTCTATTGCTTGTTTCAACTCACTTGTAACATTGCTTTCTATAACAAGTAATATTATATGGTGTTCTATTATTTTATTTACAATGTCATCATATAAATCTTTTGTTGCAATTTTAGTAAATATACAATCCCTTAAATAATAGTCATATACATTATCATTTTCTACTTTTTTAAAAATTGGCATTGAAAAGAAGTCTTTGCCACTTTTCCTATTTGCATCTATTACAGCATAAGCACCTTTATAATCTGTTTCAGGTATTGATTCATAAGTTCTTAAACTACTATAACTAAATATAAATTCTTCAGGATCCGTAGAATGTTGCATATAGTTGTTTTCCCATAGGTATTCTGCAATCCTACTCTTGATTTTTAATAGTTCTTCTGTTGACTTTAATTCTGGAAATACACTATTACCATATTCATCAAGTGCAGGTAATTGTATTATAGCACAGCTACCATCTTCACTTACTCTTGTAAAAGGATATTTGGGGTGTTTTGTAAACTTGTGTTCTTTTTCTAATTGTTTTATTTCCATATCTATAAAATCACCACTAGCCCATAATGTTCCAGTTATAACCATTTTAGGAATTGCACCTAAAACATATCTCGTTCTCCAAGAAAGTTGGCAGTCATTGTAATATTGTATATTTAATTCTTTGTTCATTGCTTCTTTGTAGTTTTTGTATAAGTCGTCCAAATGAATCCATTTGCTTGCTCTTTGCCCAATAACATTTGAGTTACAAGTTGCAGCATTATAACTAGCACCTAATTTACAATCCTTTAATTTCCAATCACTATCAGTTTCTTTAAGAAAATAATCTTTGTCATCTTTATCCCATTTCATTTTAGGAAAAACTTCTCCAAACCAATCAGTTTTTATTTCTTGCCTTACCAATGCAGAGCCATTTTTTACAACTGTATCATTTGAACACAAAGATAATATAGCACCTGTTGAATCTACTCCAAAAGACCAGGCTTCAGCTATTTTTTCAGGGAATGTTTTACCAAAACCAGCTGGTGCATTAAAAATCAAATCAGTAAAGTTTGGGTTTAATACTATTTCTTGTAAGAAATGTATATATCCACATATTGCTGGAAATCTTGGTGCAAAAAACTTATCCTTACTAGGAATTTCCCATTCTCTATATATAAAATAATGTTCCAATGAAACTCTAGAACCTATCTTATAAGCATATTTTAAATGTTTCTCGTACTCTACTAAATGATTAGGATTTGTGTCTATCTTAACTAATAAATCAAGCAATGGAATATATCTTTTTACAGATAAATCACCACAAAGTTTTGTTTCCCTTTCAAAATTACAAAATAGTAAATATAAGTCTTTCATCATATCAAATATTTCATCATAAGAGATTTTTTTACCAAAATTATATTTAAAGTTATTTTCTAATATTGTTAATGTTTCGACTATTAATTTATGTATTTCTTTACTGTTCATAATTATTTGTCCTTTTTACTTGCAAAACGCTTATATTGTTCTAGATTTTTACTTATTCTGTTTAAATCAATATCAACACCAACATTCACTTTTACTTGTGGTTGGACTTTCTCTGTTATTTCATTTTGAGCTTTCATTTTAAACATTGTTGTTTTTTCTCTTACTATTCCCATTTGTGACATTGTTATATTTTCATCACCAATTTGATCGTATATTTTTTCTGCAATTACTCTCATATTATAATCATCACTATTTCGATAACTTCTTAAAGTATTAAAAGTTATACCAGCAAATTTGCAAAATAATGTTAATGAACTAGGAAAATTACCTATTCTATCATTTACTTCATAAAGTAATTCACAATAATAATCATATACCATACTTAATTTTTCAGCATTATATATTGGTTCTTGGCAACCTATTGGAACTATTGATTTAAAGAAATAATTAGAAATAATTAGTGGGTTTATATCTATGTAAAAAGATATTTCTTTCCCTTCTTTATCCCATTTGCAAGGCTTTACATGGTTTTCTTTGTATTTTAGCATATCTTTTATTAATTCTTCTTTTCGTTGTTTTATGTTTTCTAGCATATTTTCTACTTTGCCATCAACATAAAATTGTTCTAGTTCTCTTAAATCATTTTGATTTTGCTTTTGTATATCATAATTGTTCTGTTTAGTTTTATTCATTTTATCACTCCTAAACTATAAAAAGATTA